ACGTTTTTTCTGATAATGAGCGGGTATTTGTTGGGCTTGTAGTATTCAATCTCGACAATTTCTTCCGCCGAAACTTGTATAGGCATCCCGGTTGTAGGATCAATACCGGCTTCACGCATGATAGGTATAGTAATCTGCTGTGTTTCGTCGGGTGTTTTTTCAAAGGATTTAGAGCCACATTCAGGACATACCTTGTCTTCCGTAACAAAGCCGCACTGCTTACACTTCCTTGTAATTCGTGCCTGGTAATCTTCAAGGTCTTCCAGTGTGTAGTCATCACACCATACAAAACGCCCGATTTTGCCGTCATTTTTGTAATAAACAGTGTTGACCGTAACCAAGTCCGTATCAAGTCCGTTATCGCCCTGTGCGCCCCTTATTTCCTTGTATTCTTCGTGCGCATCTTCAACGTCAACGTGGTATTTCTTCTTGACTGCATCCTTTGTCTGCGATACTTGAATAAAGATGTAGTCCATATCTTCTATCTTTGAAACGCCCGGCTGCGGTATAACTTGCTTCGGGAGCATTTCTTTTACGTCAACATCCCCGTAATTCGCATGGAATCCCAAGTTGTTATCCCACTCAACCAAGAAAAAGTCCCCACCTTGTACGGGAACTATTCTCTCCATTTGGTCGTTTATTATGGCAAGGTTCAGAAGTTTCACTTTATTAACAAGGGCTTTCTCAATAGACCTTGCTAATTCCTCATCCCCTTCATGTAAGGCTGTTACCTTCGGCATAGGGATAGAGGAATCCACCTGTGACTCGATCAATTCATATGCGATATTACGAACATTTATTGAAACGTCTCTAGCCGCTATATTCGTGTTTGGATTGCCGTTTACTTCTCTTGTGCCTTCGTAGACTGCCTGATTCTTGTTTATATCTTTCAATGTACTGGAATAGGCAATACGGGCGTTTTCGAGTCTTCCACGCCATTTATCACGTTTTTTATCTTCGGCTGTCGGTGCTATTGTCTTTTTGACCTTATCCATAAATGATTTCAACCTCATATGGGTTCTCCATACTTCTGTAACAAGTATTCCCTGTCTTCTGCGCTTGCGTTTTCGATGTCTTCAAGGATTGAAGCGTGCTGTTTCGTCTCTATTGACTCATAATCAACTTCCGGCGAACGTACCCACCAAACACAAAAAGCCCTCAACGAGTCAACATCATGTGTTAAATCGTGTGGGTCTTTAGCGTAGATATTAGGTCGTTTCTTATCCTTTTGGATTTTTTGCAAGCATCTATATAGGTTCGGTGCGCAACCGTCTAAAATCGTCAATTTCGGGTGTTTATCAACGACTTTTAGCCATTCTTTCATTGACGAACATCCGTCTTCAAGGTTTCTTGACGTTTTTGTGAGCGTAATTCCGTTCTCACTGAACGTTACGGCTCTTGATTTTCCGTCTATTTGGTTTCTCGACCATAGATCAGACGGTGCAAGCCAATATTGTATCTTTTCATCCCCGGTCATTGACCGTAATATGTCACACGCCGCCCCGATTGTCTTATCAGGAGCGTCAAATTCTCGGTAAACTTGCGCATTTCCTTTGGTATCTACTTGAATCCAATGCGCTGACAACATATCCAAACCATAGTCAAGAGCTACATATCGGGTTACTTTGCCCTCTAATTCCTCATTGACTATATGAGTCTCCCGTTTTACTTCCGGGAAAAACGATCCACCGGGTACAGTCAAGGCTTCCTCGATTGTTGCGGGGTACTCTTGGGTTATCATATCCCCCATTGTGCGCTTTGTTTGCTCATACCACGCTTCATCACGTCGGGGGTCTGCATACCACGGAATGAATATCTTGTTAAATCCATTGTCCGGGTCGGTAAATACCTTCTCAAAGAACGAACCACGCTCTATTGTGGATAACCCGATTACTTGTCCGCCTGTCGGTCTGTTGATTGTCGGATAACCGGCTTTCCATATATCTTCTGCGAATTGCTGAAACGCCCATTCGTCAAAGATGATTAAATCCGCCGTGAACGACCTAGCCGCATTAGGGGAACTAGGAAAACACTTGAATACTGAATCAGGGGAGTTGGGAAAATGTATCGTCAAGATAAGGGAGGTATTTTCCCAAGTGGCGTTTACCCAGTTAACGGGCTGATCGTTCTTCGGCGCAAATAATGAACGCATATTATCAAGAATTACAGACATACGTCTGACTAATTCCTGTGCTTCATCTTCCGTTCTTGACAATCCTATGACTGTCCGCCCCGGTTTTATCAATTTCCAAAGTGCATAGTGCAATACTAACCAAGTGATACCTAACTGCCTTGCTTTAAGGATCACGTTCAGCTTATTGTCTCTGAACTGCCTTAACGCCTTCCTTTGGTCTTCCCACAATGTAAACGGTTGCACAAGAATATCTGCGTCCTTATCCTCGATATGTCCGTACTTATCAACAAAGTATTCAAGATGCTCTCGGCAATATTGGTATTCTATTTCCCTTAACTGCGAAGGGTTATAATCATCAAGTTTCATAAACGAGTAAAGGGCATCCTTTCGGACACCCTTTGTTTAGGAGAAGTATTACCAATGAGTTTTACACTCTATCATAAAGACCGCCAATGAACTTTGTGCGTATCTCTATAATCAAGTACCTTTTCGATAGCCTTCGGAAGTTTCGTAACATCCTCGTCTATCAATTCTGTTGGGATTCTTATTATCTGCCACTTATCGCCCAACTTTTCTTTTATGTTTCTGTCTCGTTCGGAGTCATAGCCTTTTTTTAACTTATGATGTATTCCGTCGATTTCCAAAATAACAAAGTCATCCGGCAACATAAAATCAACTTGATAACAGCCTATTTTAGTTTGTGGTTTAATATGATAGTGGTTGTAAATAAGAACTATTGCCGCCATTATTTCTTCCGAACTGTCAAACTTGCCGTCGTTCTCGAAGTTATATTTCTCGATTGTTTTTATAGCTTCTTCATATTCAGCGAAGTTTATTTGTTGGCGTTCCATTTTGTCTATTGCGTGTTCAAACGTACGTTTACGTTTTAATTGAGTAAACAACTCGTTTTCTTGTCGCAGTTGCTTCATTGTCTCTGCGTAACATTTCTTGCAATAGACTCTTTGGTGTTCATTTTCTACTAACTGTCTCGTAGGAATTTCAAAGAACAGTTTATAGTCAGCTTCAATGTCCCTTGTGCAGTCCGCACCCTCTTTACCGCAAACCCAACATTTCATAATACTTGTACCCCCGTACTTTCAGTATATTTGTTTTCGCCCTTCCGGCTCTTCATTATACAGATTACTCGATAATTTTATGAATAAACATGAAGTAAACGAACTTTTTTTGAACTTTTAGGAGATTTCTGCATATTTGTCTAGCGCAGTACAGAATAATTCATATGTCCAACGTGGAGTTTTGTCTATATACTCCGCTATTTCCTCAATAGTCTTTCCGTTGTAGTAGTAGAATATCAAGAACTGCCTGAGTGATACCGGCTCGATTTTCTCTATCTTGTTCAAACAGTAATTCTTATGGTCGAGTTGTTCAAGCAGTTTCTTCGCAAGTTTGTCCCGGTATTCCTCTATCTTTATAACTGCTTCCTCGATTTTGTTGTGATATGCGGTAGATGTTTTGTCAGGATCATAATTCGGTGTCATTTTTGTCGCCACGCTCTCTAACCGCTCTATCTCTAATTCAATAGACTTTATGCGTGAATCCAATGACTTGATTTCCCTTAATTCATTCTTCGCTTCTTCCCTTGTCATACTTCCCCTTTCATTGTATGGGGCTATCGGTGTACGCTGATACAAGATATTCGTTAATAATATCCCCGGTAGCCCCTGTTACCTTCCGCTTTAGCGGAACGACGATTTCACGAATTTAGCACCTTTTCCGCATTTTTCGCATATTCCAGTGTTTCATATACCGCTATCGTTATATCTCCGTGTGGAAATATCCCGTACAGCCCATCAGTCATCATTATCCGTATTAACCCCCTCATCGGGATTCTCTCTATCGGACTTTCTATCTTTATTCCGTACATACGCTTCAACCTCTCTGTTTACATAATCCAAAAACCCTTCTCTCTCACTTGGAGACATCATATGTACTACTTCCCGTATTCCTTTCAATGCTTCTTCCACTTTATCCATTACTTTAGCGCACTAAAGCGACTTGTTTTTGGTATAAAATTTGCTAGCTCAATAGAGGGTTCCCGGCGGGGCGAGAGC